ACAAAAAATAAATTATAGAGGAATATTAATAAGTGAGCAATAAGGATAATTGGTAGCGTCACTACTTGTAACACCGTAAATAATATTGAAAATACGAAGAATATTAAATCAAAATTCCTAAATCCGTCATTGACAGGAAACTTATTAATTGTTGATTCACAATCTTGACTATCAATTTCTTTAATACCTATAAATCGACCTCTAGCCCCCTTTTTATATTCATCAATTAATGATGACGGAGTATAAACTTTGTTAAATTCAAACTGATAGAACGTATCTTCACAATCTATTGCCTCGTTTAATTTATCGTAATAATCGGAACCAATAAATCCATCAGTATATCCACTCCACTCTAATCCAAAGTAATAAGAACTGGCCAATTTTTTCTGTGTTGTTGCATCCCCAAATAGTGGGTCGAAAGTTGAGCCTGTCCAACCATATTCTTTAATATTTGGTAATAGATAATACGGTCTTCTTGTCTGTTCAGACAATTTTGTTGGTTGTTGCCACTTAACTTTAAATCTATATTTTGCTTTAGTGGGAATTCCAATTGTTGGGTCGTATGATAGCACTTTTTCACCAAACTCATTGGTGATATAGTAATCCAAATTCATTGGTAGTTCAGTTAACCAAGCACCTGAACCATCAATAATATTACCCGACTGCTCTAATTGATATTGTTCTAAAACAGGATTGCCGTCACTATCTTGATTGATTGTTTGCCTTATTGCCAATATTTGACCTGGACCTGTAGTCAATTGACACAAGTTACCCATATTATCTCGTGGTCTACAATTTTTCCTAACTCTTAAAGAATCGGGTGTTGAATAAATTGAACCCATAAAAACTGCAGTCGGTTGGATATCAACATTTGCACTGTCCCTTAAATCAAAATCAACACGATTAATTGCTATGTCACATAATTCAGGGTCTCCCCAAAGAGGTGAAACTTCAACATTTTTCGTAACATTAATAATTTGTGGTAATGAATTTAAATCGTTCGAACTTCTAAACCTATTCCCCGCAACTTGAGCCTCGGTCGCAAGACCCATTCTAATTAAATCTTGTGGACTTAAAGAAAATTCACCAATATCGGACAAATCAACATCCATAACTAATGTATGGTCACCTTGCGGAACACCCATAATCATATAATCACCACTATCATTGGTTTTTACCGTATACTTATAATATTTGTCGTAAATTTCTACAGCAGTAGAACCTGTTAAATTATCTAATCTTGATGGCAGGGTTCCTGTTGCAGCGTGAGCAGAATAAGATTTTTCGTATGGAAGTAGATTGTATCTATACCCATCTTCATTTATATCACTTGGTGATTTATAAGGATAGATACTTGATATGATTGGATTTGATTCGTCAACCGAATCTATTGGTATGAATATTGAAACTCTTGCGTTTGGTAATCCAAATCCGTTATTTGCGGTAACTCTACCAACAACAACACCATACTCAGCACAACTTTTAATATATACGTCTTCTTGTTGGAGTTTTAACGATAAAATCTCCAAAAATTCAAACTCTTGGTCAAGTTGGACGTTAATCGTTTTACTAATACCTAACTCGGTTCTTATTCTATATGATTGACCCATTAATTTCCTTTAGTTAATAAATAGTTTATGTGGAATTTTTAAAGTCCCGCATACCAAATAATAAACTAAAGAAAAATAAAATAAACTTGTTATGAGAAAGTAATGGATTGGAAATTCTTGACAGAAACTCTGATGTCTTTGTTTGGATATCTTATCTGATAAACTTGTGAGGGTTGAGCAAAAATTGTATCATCAATAGGACCAATTAATTTTGTTTCAGGATTTGAATACTCCATTGAGGTTTCAGCTGACGAGTATTGTCCCCCTACTTCATTAAACACATCTATGTTTGAAACTGTTAAAACTCCATTTGTGTTTTGTATTAAACTTCTTAGTTCAGAAAGATAAACATTCTGACCTAATTGTCTTGTTTGAGGATTTAAATATGCTGACACTTTATCAACCACACTTGCAATTACTTGTCCTGAATTCTGAGCAGAATCCAACACAATTGAAATATCCATACTCAAGTCAATAACTTCGGCACTGAAAATTGAAATATAATCATTCATCATCCTATAATTTGACAAATAATTTGCAATATTCTGTTTCAGTGTGTTTGAAACAATGTTGGTCAACTTACCTGAAGTGTCGTAAGACAATATTTGAATTAGGATTTTATTGTCGTTTTCAGTAATTGAAACTTTAGCTGGTGCTCCGAATTGAGCTGGCATGTTTCTAATTAATGATTCATAATCTTGAACTGTTACCGCCCTTTTTTGAGCCGCAAAGTTAAATGAAACATAATTTCTAATTTCTTCTAATGATGGTAACCCCGCACCACCAACCGCTGCGGTTACGTTAACACATCTTAATGAATTAACAACTGATGAGTTTGTTGTCTCAGATGGCCCATTAACAAAAAACGATACTGTACCGAGTGAATTAATCACATTTGTACCTAAGTTTGTTGCAAGTCCACCACCAACTCTATACTGAATAAAGAGTGTTGAGTTTGGTGTTAAAGTGGAACCCAATGAAAGGTTATTTGAATATTTTTGTAACTCTAAAGTGGTTCCTAATGTTGTAAATTGGTTCAATTGGTCTTGAGCCGTGTTGGTTCCCCCACCGAAAGTCATCTTTTTAAAACCTTCAGGAGTGTATTCTGTTATAAATCTGTTTTGAGTCTGAATGTATTTACCAACTTTAATACCTGGTTGGTCTGAAACTTTTGTTGGGTCTTCAATAAAAACCCTATCTTCCGCCAATGCATCAACTTCATACCATCTATTATCCAAACCTAAAAATTCTGCAACTGATGGAGTATTCGTATAACTTGTACCGTTTTTTAATAAAACACTTGTAATACCTAATACATTTTTTTCGGGTAAAAACAATTCAAAGAAAGGTTTAACGTCATTAGCACCAATTACTTTTTTGAATACTTTAGTAATACCATTAACAACAACTTCTCTTTTTGTAATTGTGTAGTTAATTAATACGTTATTAGCATTAAAGTTTGGTATTTTCAATCTATTAGGGAAACCTTGAGCGTTGTATGGTGACGCAAAGTCAATATCATATACGTTTTCAAAAACAATACCCGCACCAACAACCTGAGACCCTCTTGATAATGTTCCAAGATATCTTTCATCTTCTTTATCTCCAAACGCAGGAACTGTAATTGAAAAGTCAACTAAAGCAACTGATGGTCTTTGTCCTGGTAATTTTAAACCATACGTTCTTGCAATGTTATATATTGAAGACCTTTGTTGTGCATATTGTAATACAGTTTCCTGAATACTTCTATCAATATTGTAGTGTAGATTATCCGCAACTGCTGCATTTAAATCAAGGAATACCGAGAATACTGAAGCATCATTAAAATCTTGAATTAACTCAGGATAATAAGTTTTGGCGTAGTTTAAGAGTTCAGTTCTTATTGACTGATAATCTCTGGTTGTATATGATATTCTATTATTTGCCATTTATATTAAATATTAATAATTATAAAATCACTTTGACCAAAAGTTGAACCATTGGTTGAGTAATCTAATCTTATTTTTGCAGTGTATTCGGAGGTTCCTTTACCATGAAATCTATAAATTGAAGATTGGTTTGTTCCCGCAGTATTTTGCCCTGTTGCTATGTCCGCTTCTTCTTGTGGGTCGGCAGGAGTTATACTCAAACTATTAACTAACAAATTTGGCATAAAGTTCTCAATAGCATCTCTAATGTCCGATTCAATGGCATTAAAAGTTAACCCATCAAAAGGTTCAAAAAGGAATTCGTATAATCTTGTACCAAATTGTGGTAAAAAATATCTCGAACCTTTTCTTGTTAATAACAAATGAATTAGGTCAGCTTTAATTTCTTGTGCTTGTAATTCAGTTAACTCTAAATAATCACCCCTTCTTGAATCTCTGAAGGGAAAATTAATACCATATGTTATTCCATTAGCCATTATCAATAAATATAGTGGTGTTTCCTTTTATGTGAACTGGAGTATACGGACAATTTTTACATCCATTCCCGCAACAACTACCTCTCTTAATATGGTATGACTCAGTCATAACTACTTTACCATCTTCAATATAAAAATCAGTTGATTCATGATTGCTCATCATAATTTTCTTAACACACTCTTGATTTATCCAATCTTCAGTATTTTTTATCATAGTATTTTATATTTATTAAACCTACTCAAACCTAAATTTCCACCCTTTATAAAGTCCTCTTTGGAAAGTTGTATTATTTTTACAATGTTCTCGTATTAGTTGTGCAGTAACCACCAGTTTTTTCGCAGCTTCTTTTGCCGTTTCATAAAGAGTTTCGTTTCCCTCTAAATCTATAACAATTACCCCGCCTAATGACCTGCCATTTTTATTTCCAAGTTTACATTCACTCCATTTTTTTTTTAATTCAGGTGACTTTAACGCTAACTTTAAACCATCACTAACTTTTACTTTAAAATCCTCACCTCTTGATTTCGCAATTTCCGACATTTTATACTTATAATCATCCCCGCTTTGTATTTCTTTAAGTTTCTGTTTGATTATTGGGTTAAACATTGGGTTATTGTCTTTCATTATTTGTCTTAATTTATCTCTTGTAATTTTTTTTAATTTTTCAGGTTTGTTAGAAAAAGTATCCCCTCCCGTACCTCCATCAGTCATATTATATCCAAGTTTTATTGCGTTAGTTTCTAATATCCATTTTTTTTCTAACTCGTCTATCATTATTTCTTCGTTGCAATCAATAATATCTAATTTGAAATTTTCAACTCCGTAACTTTTTATTGCATCGTATAATGGATGTCTTTTTTTCCCAACCAACGACAAATGTTGTTTCCATCGTTTTTCAACATTTTTACTTTTACCTATATAAAACTTTTTGTTTTTTATATTTGTTATCTTGTAGATGTACATTTTCATAATATAGTAATTTCTTATATAAATACAAAGGTGTGAAGTTTTTTTATGACTTCACACCCATTATTATTAATTAGATAATTACTATTAAGTAATAATACATCCTCCGCCAGAACAAGCCAACTCACCACTTAAATCAGTTTCGTCAGTTAGTTCAACAACTTTTGACAAATCAATTGAGTGAAGTTTTGAGAATAATCTTTCAAATTCTTCTTTAGTACAATCGGTAAAAGGTGCTTGAACGTAACTTCCGTTA